TTGAGCAGAGGTTTCATCAATCATACCCATAGAATGAATATAGTTTTGACTGTTTATCCAAGGCATGAAAAGAATTTTACACCCATCGAACTCTACCTCTTGTGCTTCTGGATATACCTTAATGTTGCGAAATTTACCGTCTACAAGCTCCTGTAGTGAGTTCACATCGTTGGTGTTCTTATAAAAGGTGTCATGGTTCCCAACTAACATGTGTAAATTAACCTTCAGCTGACTGAATGGTAATATGAATCTTTCACGAAAATCTTTCGCAGTCTTGTACGAAACAAATTTCCTACGGTCCATAACATCGCCTAAATGAATACAAGTTTTTATATTGTGCTGGTGTAAATATGGAAAGAACACACCCTCATAAAATTTATAAAAATAATCATTAAAATTTGCGTTGTCATTTCTTGCCCCAAAGTGGGTATCAGTAATTAGTGCAATTTTCAAGAAACTTTCTCCCATATTTTTATTTGTTCTGGACGGAAATACTTACTTGTCTTTTTCGCAAAGAATAAAGAGGTCACCGTTGTCCCTTTACCTTTGTTTTTGCCGGGGAAATCCATACAGAAATATTTACTCAACATAAAATTATACGCATCTAAGTTCCATGTGCAATTGTCGAGAATGACGTGGCTGTTACTTTTTTGATGTTTCTCCACAAACTTACAAAATAATTCTCTTGACAAAACCTTTGGATTATTATCTATAATGATAAAATCACTAGTGCTGACTCTATGTTTAAATAAATCATCATCAAATATAGTTGTGGGATTATATAAAACCAAATCTACATTTTCAGCTACATCCATGGATGCCCATTGTGGATCATTCTCATAACTATACACTGATTTAAAATGATTTGACCAAAAAGCAGTTGATCTCCCAGAACCAATTTCAAGAAGTGTTTTTTCTTTTAGGTCTTTAAAGTTGAGTAGAAAGAAGTTCATAAAAGTAAAAGTTAAATTAGGATACGGACTTTCCATCACCATTCTCCATAAAAATTTCTAATCCTTTTTTCTTTGCTGGTTCTTTTTTCTTTGGTTTATAAACATCTTCTTCCGGTAAAAATAATTTTGTATCAATCCCTTCAACATAATAAGAAGAATCATCTCCTTCCATTGTAGTAAATGAATCGTATGCATCTCTCTCAATCATTTTGTTTCTTACATGACTTTGCTTTTTCTCTTTCGCAATTCGTCTAAGAAAAGCATAATAGATTATTTGTGTAAAGTACGCAAAAGGATTATTAGATTTTTCTGGATTGAAATTTTTAACATATTGCAAACAGTTTTCAATGCCATCAGAAATCATATCTTCTCTGTATGTGTAATTTATAAAGTTTGGTTTATAAGATAGGTGGGTAGCAATCTTTAGAAAGCATTCACCAATGTAATTTGTAACAGGTGGCGTTTGAATTTCATTCTTTTCAGCAAGGTCATATTCTTCACGCCACTCAATCATTGCTCGTAGAAATTCTTTATTATCGACATAATGAATACTTTTTTTCTTTGCCATTTAAACTCCTTCCAATTATCATTATACTAATAATACACTAATAAAATATAATTGTCAAGACCCATAGGGGACTTGACAAAGGGTCAAAATTTGTCTATTATTACTATGTGGAGTCTTCAATGAATGAGTTTAGAATCTACTTTAGCTTCTCTTAGGAGGTCATCATATACCTCTTCATCTATATCTTCTTCTGGAATCAGGTTATCAGTGCCGTCCCAATCAGCATCAATTCTAAGCATCACATATTCATAATACTTTGATAATCCTACGGAGGCATCAGCTATCAAGATACAATGACTTTTATCTATATTGAAATACTTTTGGTCTGTAAAATGTTGCAGCCAAGGGGTTAGGTTCAAGGTTTCACCTATTCCACTTCGGCTCTGTATTGGTACAACATCCATTTTCAATGGATTCATAATATCATACATTTTATCGTCGTGGCCATTTAGCTCACACACAACCATTTCACCGTTAGACAATTTCAAAACTTTATAAGAATCTGTGTTCATTTTAAGTTTATCCTTTTAATTTCATAATCAAATTTCTGTTCATCATATATATTTATACGTTCCTTGAAGTGTCTCAAAGTGAAATTGAGTTTAGAATCGAGGGAGAGATCGTCGGCAATATCGTATAACCGTAACGTCTTGTCACCCCCTTGTTGCCGCAAACCCCGCCCCAGTGACTGAAGCACTCTAATTTTGCTTTTTGAGGGGCTTGAGAACACGATGTTGTGAATGTTACGAATGTTAATACCAGTGCTAAAAGTCCCATAGCTCGCAACAATGATGGCATCTTTTTCATTTTCTACTATCTCCCTTATTTTTTCTCTAGTATCTGTGTCAACACCACCATATACAAAAAATATTGGTCTGTCTTTATACTGAGTATTTATCATATCATATAAAATCTTACCATGTTTTTCTACGAACTGGAAAAGAACGAGAGTGTTACCATTGAGATGGCCCACAAGATTGCATATGAAAGTATTCCTTTCAATCTTAGTGACGATGTATTCGAGTTCTGCGGCATATTCAAAGTCCTTTATTATTTGCCTATCCTCATCAGGATATTTTAAGATTATACAATTAATTTTTAGATTAGCTAAAGTATTATTATCAATTAATTCTTTAGTGGTTATGACATATTTTGCTTTACCAAACAACCCTTCTAATACTAACCTGTTTGTCTGTGTATCATCAAGCGTCCCTGTTAAGCCAAAACGATACTTACAGGTGTCAAGTTTTGTCATAATACCTGTAAGAGACTTTGCTTTGAATAAATGTGCTTCATCACCAAACACCGCACCAAACTGTCTAAAGTATTGTCTAGGCATTCTATGAACAGATTGCCAAGTAGATATTACAACATCTTTAGTTACTTTTTTATCATGACCTTGATATATTTTTTGACAGTATGTTTCAGAACTCCAACCATAATCTTCAAAGTCTTTATACATCTGTTCGACAAGCGAAGTGGTTGGAACTAAAATCAAAGTTTTTAGTTCCATCATCTGGTAGTAACGAATGAGGCAGTATATTATTAATGACTTACCGGAAGCAGTAGGAGAAATAAGCAAAGAACGATTTGTGGCGATAGCATGGGCAATGGCATCAATCTGATAATCTCGTACTTCAATGCGTTGTCCATTAAGTGTGGGTCTAAGTCCTCGTACAAACCCTTGCACCACACTTCCGGCCACTGTGCGTTCACTTCTAACTCCGGCTTCCAGTTCATAATTTTCACCATTATTTTTAAGGTACTCTTCTATATAGGGAAGAAGTCCCATATATATTTCACCTGTGACAATATTGTACAATCTAATTTTTCCATCCCACATCTTGCTTCTGTATGCAGGCATATATTTGAAACCGGGAACTTCAAAGGTAAAAAAATCATTGAGTTCAGCAGCTACGGATGGTTCAACATCAGTCAATCTTAGATATACTTCGCTCTTTTTAGATATTAGCATTTTGGAAAGTTCCGACTTCCCCATACTCACCCCTAACAATAATATTCCAAGATACACTAATTCTGTCTACAGGAGTTGGAGGAACCCAATGTTGCAACCATGCTGGAAAAATATATCCAGTGCAGGGCAAACAATTGAACTGAACCATATTTGAATTATACTTGTTTGATTCTTTTCTTGGAGCGAGGACACTTGATTGAACTCTAGGATCAAAGAATTGAATTGGTGATGCTGGAAATTCAGAATGAAGATAAAATACTCCAGAGAGTAAGTTGTTAGAATGTGTATGTGGTGGATGTGATTGATTTGGCTTTAGATGGTTTGACCACATGCTTGTAATTTCTATCTTATCAAATTTATATTTCAAATCATTTAAATATTTCTCATTCTGTTCATGAACAATATCTACCAATTTTCTAAATGTAGATAGATTTTGTAATCCATCTTTAGATTGATTCACCATATCTACATTTTCATTTGCTAAAATGTAAGTATCCATTTGTGTTACATCAAGTGCATTGAGATCATTAAAACCACAATTAAACTGATACACTACCGTTGGAAATATTTCATGTTTATTTACATTAACCATGATATTACGCTCCACCTTTCGCCTTTTGTTACTGGTTTAACCTCATGAGGAAACATGAAGTTTGATGGGAAAATTAAAGCAGAACCGACTGTGGGGTGGTATTCATTATCAGCAACAATAATTTCTCCACCCTCATAATCATCATTTAGAAACAAGAGAACCGAGACTTGGGGGTATCCATACTTTTGACCGTGAGAATGATGTATATTGTCAATATGTGAGGACATAAAACCATTAATGCCATACTTATTAATACGAAAGTCAGTATGATGAATGCAAGAAAAGTTTTCATGTTCCTTTCCATAAAATCTCATAGATTTCAAGACAGATTCTCTTAAAGATGGGTATGGTCTATTTTCTTCTCTTGCCCAAACCTCATCCATCCTAACTCGTTCTTCGCTATTATCATTTTGCCCTTTGTGACTAGAATATGTGGATGGAGTCCAATGCCAAGGATAATCAAAAATCTCTTGTATATGTTTTGCAGATATAACATCATCATAATAACCAATCCACTTTCTCATCAAAAACCTCCGGCAATAAACTTCTTCCAATCTTGGGCATTACGAATATCCCATCCCCTACTATCTATGGATTTTATCACACCTTCTATAAACTCTATTACTATTTCATAGTATACAATTTTTTTCTCAACCTCAATAATGTCTTCATCAGAATTTATATAAACGCCAAGATCAGTTTTCAAAACCTTGAGATCAAAAGGTTTTGCAGCATAAACTTTTGCATCAGATTTACCACCGTAATATTCCCATTTTTGACGATACAACCTTTTATGTTCAGCTTTACACTGAAACATCATAAGTTTATATTTGGACTTATAGTCCAGCCATTTTGGTTTGATGATTTGATTTTTATAGGATTGTTGGTGTAGGTCTTCATCATCTAAAATA